CCATGGCGGCGAGGTTGGCTTCCTTGGACTTGCCGTTCTTGGCGGAGTAGATGCCGGCGATGACGTCGTCGTGCTTCTCCAGATCGGAAGCCATCTTGGTCATGTCGGCGGCGTTGCCCTGGAGGACGCCCCAAGCGCGGTGGATCATCATCAGGGCGTTCTCGGGCATGAGGACTTTGCTGCCGGCGAGGGCGATGACGGAGGCGATGGAAGCGGCGATGCCGTCGATGCGGGTGGTGACTTTGTCGCCCCGGGCTTTGAGCAGGTGATAGATAGCCAAGCCGTCCCAGACATTGCCGCCGGGCGAGTTAATGCCCACCGTGAGTGGTCGGTCTTTGGGGATTTGAGCCAGAGCGTCCGCAAAGTCTTTGGCTCCGATGCCGTCATCGCTGAACCAGTCTTTTCCGATCTGTTCATAGATGAGGATTTCGGCGGCGGGTTCGGCAGCCTTGTTTTGGATTTCAAACCATTTTTTCATATTTATTGCTCGATGGGATCGGCTTGATCCGGGACCGGGTTTGCTGGATTTGAAAAGGATGACTTGGAGTCATTCCCCGGGGGCGGCGTGAGCGTGATGGGTCGGCGGGTGCCTTCATCTTTTTTCCACGCTTCGGAGACGGCGGGGCTGGCTTTTGAAAGGTTTAGTTTCTCTCTGAAGTAATTTTCATCTTCCACGGTGGGAGTAATGGCACCGGCGCGGACGCCGACGCCATACGCGTCCATGGCAACTTTGATTTCATCGGTGGTCATTTCGTCGCTTTGTGATTCGGATTCTTCTTCGGGATCAGCCGACGGGTCCTGATCTGTTTCGGTGGTTGCGGAGGGCGTCGGGAAGACGATGTTGCTGATCTCGCTGGGGTCGAGCTGGCGGGCCATGGCGAGCTGGCGGATGAACAGGGCTTCGTCGGCCTTCTCGGTGAGGAGCTGGCGGCCGTCCATGCCCATCTCGGCGGCGACCGAGGTGAAGGTGCGGGTGCCGGCGGCGAGTTCGGCCAGCATGGCTTGGGAGTTGCGGCCGATGTCCACGTTGGGGGCGCGGACGGTGCCGCTGGAGGTCTTGCGCCAGTCGTCAGGCAGGCGGGCGATGTCGCGGTTGCGCTGGCTCTCGGACTGGATGACGTAGTTGCGGACGCGGCGGAAATAGGTGGCGAGGACGGCGGTCTTGCCACGGAAATGGGCGGCGGCGGAGTCCAGCGCGCCGCGATAGACGGTGCCCTGCATACTGTCCGGAAACACCAAGGCGAGGGGGATGCCGGCGGTGGCGCAGACATCGGCGGCCAGCAGGCGCCAGTACTCGCGGGTGTTGGCACCGGGCCGCTCGGGGACGTGCTGGCTGATCTCGTCTCCGGTGTGTGCGACCAAAGTGCGTCCGCCGGTGGCTTGCTGGTAGAACTCGCGCCGGGTCTCGACGGAGTTGGAGTTGGTGCCGGCGGCGGTGGAGGCGGACCCGAACTTCTGGGCCATGCTGGCGAGGGCATTGGGCATCTCGCCGGTGGCGGTCTTGATGATGGTGGACAGTTCGGCGGCGTCCTTGCTGGCGCGCATCTCGAGCAGGCGCAGGTCTTCCAGATCGTGCAGGACGTTGAGGGCGGCGGTGCAGTAGGGGATGCCGCGGTACTGGCCGGCGCGCCCGGGCTCGTAGCAGTGGATGACGTTCTGGGCGTCTTGCAGGATGAAGCGGTCGTCGTTGGTGAGGAAGTAGTAGCCGAGGGGGCGGCCGTTGGCGTCGACCTTGATGCCGTCGATGACGGTGGCGGCTTCGGCGGCGGGCAGGTTGGGCGGGGTCTTGCAGCGGTGGGCCTCGATGAGCTGGATGCGGGGGAAGGAACCTTCCCGGGTGAGCAGGATGAAGATCTCGCCATCGACAAAGACGGCGCGGGAGATGACGCCTTGCAAATTGTCAAAGCCGAACCGGGACTGGAGGTCGAGGCTGCCCTTGGTGCGGTTCCAAACGGCATCGGCGGCGAGGTTCCAGACGGGGTCGGAGGAGGCGGAGGTGATCTGGATGCCGGTGCCGACGGTGTACTGTTCCCAAGTGTCGGCCAGCTTGGTGTAGAGGGGGGAGTTGCGTTCCCAGTCGCGGGAGTAGGCTTGCAGCTTCTCGCGGGTGGCCTTGGTCAGGTCCACCCGGGCGTCGGTGAGCGGCCGAGACCGGATGGACCGGAACTGGCTGTAGCTGGTGGCGTCGTAGCCGTTATGGACGGCGGCGAGGAGGAGGCGCTTGAAGATATTCACGACATCATCCCCCAGGCTTGCGACGTTCCCCGGGCCAAGGTGAGGCCGGAAAAGTCTTTGGTGTACTCGTAGATGGGCTGGAGGCGGAGCTGCATCTCGGCCTTGATGACGGCGTCATCGGAGCTGGCAAGGTCGGCGGCGGTGACGTCGAAGCAGTCGATCAGGAGGCGCCAGCCGCGGGCGATCTCGGCGGGGGTGACGTTGCCACGGCCGAAGGCGTAGGTCTGGGAGGCGTTGTTCTTGGAGACGGAGGCGATGGAGCCGCCGGAGACGAGGTTGCCGGCGGCGCGCTCGTTGAGGCGGAGCTGGGTGCGTAGGGGCGTGGCAGCGGACGAGGCGTCGTCAAACGCATCGTCGAGCATCCGCCGCAGGTCGGTCGATTCTAGTGCCACTCATAAAGGCAACCGAATGAGATTAAATGGACACAAAAAACATCAAAAAGCCAATGAAGTGGCCTTTTCGATGTGTAAAAAAAAGACACTATTTGGCGAGGACTTTTAAGACGTCGGCTTTGTTTTTGGCCAGCCAACTGCGGGTGCGGCGGACGTCGATGCGGGAGAGGGATTTGAGGGTGGCTTCGGAGGATTCGGTGCGCTCGTCGCGGATGCCAATGGCCCAGGCGATGACGATGGCTTCGGCTTTGGCGTTGTCGGACTCGATGATGCGGTTGAGGATGCGGTTAATGGTCTGGGCGAGGTTGGCGAACATCTGCTTCTGGATGAACTCATCCAACAGGGAGCGGATCTGGTGGTCGCGCAGGAGCTGTTCCACTTCGCAGGGGTATTGGAACTCGCAAAAAAAAGGTTCAAATACGTCGTCGGCGTGGGCGGTTTCGGCGGGGGTGCTGTAGGAAGTTCGGTCAATCTGGCGGGCGGAGTGGTTTTTCATAGTTTTTCGGACAGTTGACGGAGGCCCATGGAGGTGAGCCGCTGGGAAAGGAGGCCGCCGATGTCCATGAGCATGGCGATGTAGCCTTCGCACATGGTCATGTGGTCGGATTTGCGGGTTTTGCGGAAGCCCTCGACTTCGTCGCCGGTGCGCTGGGATTTGATGGCGACGCGTTCCCAGGCTTCGTTCTGCTGGCGGTATTCCTCGGAGACGTCACCGGGGACTTCCCACTGGATGAAGTCGGTGCCGCCGCCGGCGGTGGTGTTGGCCTGATTCTCGCGGATGAAGAAGAGGTTGCCGAGCAGCCCGGCGACGTTGTAGTGGATGACGACGGGTTCCTCGCGCCCGGGCTGGTAGCCGCGGGGGGTGGCGACGTAGTTGAACCGGGGCGGCTGGTTCAGTTCGAGGTGGACGGGTTTGCCCTCGGCATAGAAGCGCTTGACCTTGTCGGCGTGCATGAACCAGCCCTTGTGGGAGGCGTTGGCCATGAAGGCGTTCAGCCCGTGCCGGTAGCACATCTCGAGGACGGCCTTGGTATCCCATGAGGCGTCGACCCCGCCGGCGTAGTGGGGGCAGTCGTGTTCGTCCAGGACGGAGATGAGCTCGGCGTCGGTGGAGATCTGGCCCTCGAAGACGAGGCGGCTGTCGGCATTGGGCAGGACGTCGCGGATGACGAGCCAGTAGTGGGAGAGTTCGCCCTGGCTGCGGTAGCCGCGCTGCTTGTCGGCAGCCCAAAGTCGGGCGGCGCGGCCGGGGAGTCCGGCGCGGTTCTTGGTGATGGCTTGGTTCAGGACGACGGTGCCGCGGAAAGGGACGGTCTGGTCGGAGTAAAAACGACATTCGCGCTCGGTGACGAAGCGGCGCATAGGTTCGCCATCGCCAGCCTTGAGGGCGCGGATGGAGGCGTGCCATTCCTGGACGAGGGAAAGCCAGCGGATGGCGTCGCAGGAGACGGCCTCGAAGTTCCACGAGCGGTGGGAGAGGTGGGCACCCTCGTTCTGGGGGGCGGAGTAGCGGCCGCGAAGGGCGCGGCGCTCGGCGGCGTTGTCGCGGACGAGGTGTCCGCAGGGCATCTGATAGCGGATGGTGGCCTCGAGCTTGTTGTAGTTGAAGCGGCCGTTCTCCATGCGGCAGTCGGCAGAATCCCACCGGAGGCCGCCCAGCTCGGGGTGGGTTTCATCCCAGCGGAAGCGCATGGCATGATGCTGGCCGCACCCGGGGCAAAGGACTTCCCACTGCTGCATGGTGCCGTCCTCATAGCTGGACTGGAGCTGGTCGCCTTCGTTGGAGGCGTTGGAGATGTCGAAGGCTTTGGCGTTCCAGACTTGGGTCTGCCGGCGGCGGGCTTTGCCGAGGAAACCGGGTTTCCAGAGGTGGACTTCCTCGTTGATCTGGAGCGGGACGGTGTCGGAGTCGAGGCTGGATTCCATGAAGACGCCCTGGACGCGGACGGTGGCGTTGACGTAGCGGGCGGTGCAGATGAGTTCCTCAAAGCGGTGGCCGGTGCGCTTGATGTCCTTGTTGGATTCGAGCGAGGGGAAGATGCGCTCGTGCCAGCGCTTCTCGGCGGCTTGGTCGTCTTGCCAGTTGTATTGGATAAGGCCGGAACCGAAGGCGGCCCAGTAGTTGGCGACAATCTCGCCAGCCGTGGAGCCGCCCACCTGGACGGGTTTGATGAGGGTGCCGATGCGGACGCCGGGATCGGCCATGGCCCGGATGGGTTCGATGAGCTGGGGGGTGCGGCTGGCGTCGAAGCCGTGGCCATCGACGCGGACATTGGCCTCCGCCCAGGCGATGATGTCGTCCGGAGGCAGATCGGGGGCTGCGTTGTAGAAGATATTCATTGGCCGATGGCGTGGTACTTGGCGCGGACGGCTTTCCACTTGGTTTCCACCCAGCCGATGAGGCGCTTGTGGATGGTGACGGCATCCTGCCCGGCGATGGCCGGCGGGAGTTCATTGGCCATGCGAACGTCCTCGGCATACTCGGCGGCCATGGCTTCGGCAGCCTGGCGGCAGGCGTCGGAGGTGGGCATGGTGGACTTCTCATCCTGCTGGCGCTTGATGGCCTCGCGCTTGGCTTTCTCGGACTCCAGGACTTCCTTCCACGACGCAAAGCCTTCCGGCAAATCCGAACCGGAGGCCAGCATCTCAAAGAGAAAGGGAATCAGGATGGCGCCGTCCACCCGGTTGTTGCTGGTGAAAGCCTTGCACCCCTTGAGCTTGGCCGCCTTGATAAGCGCTACGGAGCAGTGCAGGACTCCCGCCGCGTTGTTGATGGAGTCAAACAGGGGAAAGACGCACCTCGTCTTTTCAGGTTCAACCTTGGGCGTCCTGGACGCATTGGTGGGGGCTTTAGCCGTTTTGGTAGTCATAGAACTGTCT